GCCGGGATTGGCAGGGTTATACGCGCGGCGCGCGGCAGCGTGTTCCCTCGTCATGGTCGTGCTCTCGCGCGGTGTGCGGATCGCGGCCATGATAACGGCCGTCGCGCGGTCCGGCGATCGGCCTATGCGGTCGATGATGTCCTCGCGGCTTTCAACGTAGATCGTCGATCCCTGCACCTTCCACTTCGGCGCGGCCAGCTCTACCAACAGGTCGCGGCTCGGGGGCAGGCAGACGTTGTGGTTATTGACCGGGTCGAGCAGCTCGCGGAACTTCCACCACAACGCGCTGCGCTGGTTCTTGAACGACAGGCGGCCGGACTGGTCCGTGTCGAGCGAGCGCTCCGAGACGTTTACACCGATCGTCTGCTGCCGCGCGTTCTTCAGGAAGTCGTAGGGCGAAGCGCCGACGCCGATGACGTCGATGTGGATCGGCGCGTGGTTGCGGTTGGCCGCGATGCACAGCGCCGCCGTGGTCTCGCCGTCGGGCGTTTCCTTGCCGGGGTACTCGAGCAGCTCGTCGAAATAGAGATCCTGCGTGCAGCGCGCGATGGTCGTGTTGTCGCTGCCGCCTCGCGCCACGTCGACGCCCAGCGACACGAAGTCGGGGCGCGGTACGCGTTTCGTCCAGCGCTCCTGCGCTGCCTTGATCCACGCGGTCGGGATGACCTGCCACGGGTCGTCGGTCATGCCCGCCTTGAAATCGCCGTACAGCATCTGGCTGCGCAGCGGTTCGGGCAGCGCCTGCAGCGTCGACATGTAGTTGGTGCGCACGAGGAACGGGTTGTCCGAGATGCGGCTGGGCACGAACGATCGGCTCTGCGGGATGACCCACTCGCCCCGGTAGTCAAACGGCACGCCGTCGTGCCATTCCAGCTCCTCGCCGTCGAGCGTGCAGAACCAGCGCAGCTCGCCCGGGGCCGCCGGGTTGGGGTGCATGTCGTCGAGCCACGGCGCGAAATAGTCGACCAGCCAGCGCCCCTCGGCCGTGGTGGGCGGGTTGAACGTGAGCAGCGACTGGGTCTGCTGCCCCTCGATCGTGGTGCGCACCCAGCCCATCAGGAAGATGATCTGCGCGCGCAGGAAGTTCGCTGCCTCGTCGATGCCGAGGAAGTCGCGCGCCTGCCCCTGATAGTTCATCTCGTCGCCAAGGTTGGGGGTCGAGCCGAATTGCACTTCGCGGCCGTCACCGATGCGCCACAGCTTGTTCGACGCGTTGAACCCGTCGGTGCCGCCCATGATCTCGGTCATCCGGCGGTAGATGCCCTTCATCTGCGTCGCCTCGCGTCGCAGGATGTACGAGATCCGGTGTTGGTTGATGGACTTCCCGAGCATCAGGTCGGTCTTGCCCCCGCCGGCCGCGCCGCCGTACCCAAGCACGTCGGCGTCGCAGTAATATGCCATGGTCTGCGGACCGGGCAGCGGTCGCCACATCATGCGAGCGCGGTCCGCTTCTATGATCTCTGCGAGCTCGCGCTTCTCGTCCTCGGTCAGGTACTCGGCGAGCTCGGCGATCTCGGGGATGGAGAGGTCCAGAACTGCGTTCATAGCGCTATCCCATGAATGGTGCTGACTTGTTCAACCGCCTTGGCGATCAGCGCGGCCTCGGCTTCGGGTGTCTGAGGTGCAGCCGCCAGCGCGAAATAGTGCAGGGTTGCGAGGGAAGAGTTAGTGGCCCCGGTGCGCGAACCAACCGCCAGATCGCATCCATCACCGCTGTTAGGCGTGGCCCCGCCAAGCGTTGCCGAAGCCAGCGAAACATAGTCCTCGTTATAGAGGTTCATCGACCGATCGGGACGAAGCCGGGAGGCCAAGAGGAAAGGTGTTCCCGCCGTCAAAGCGGTAGGCGTCAGCAGTTCTGTGATGGATGTGCTTTGGCTATAGCGGTGGAAGAAACTGCCCTTGTTCCCGGTTGCCGATGTGGTCTTTCGTTTCTGCCACGCTCGCTTGTCGTTTGCGCCGCCGTCCATGGAGGCGAGACACTGTTCCGCAGAAGTGATGCTTGCGAAGGTGGCTACAATGATTAGCAGCATGTCCTGCACTTCGAGCGAATTGTCATTCGGCACGAGCGCCATGGTGCCAGCCGGGAAATACAACCCGTTCGCCTGCCATGTCCCGGTGTTGCTGGTGCTGTCATTGCCGTTACCGGACTGGTCGATAATCTGCCCGCTGCCCTCATTGAACAGATACAGCGCACGATAATCCGGCGTTCCGTACTTGACCATGAACGATGCAAGGCGGGTGTTGATGTAGTCCTGCACCACCGAAGCGGCGACACTCTTGGTCAGGTAATAGTTCTTGCCGCTCGCATTGGCCGTCCATGCCGTGCCCGCGTTGAACGTGACATTCCCAGCCTCGCTCGTAGTGAACAGCCCCGCATCCGGCTCGATGGCATTGATGACCGAAATCAGATCCCAGCTAGGCCGCGACGATACGCCATAGGCCTGCCATGCTTTCTTGTACGCGCCCTGACCGGAATAACCCGCAGTCGGCAGCGTGTGATTGACATCATTGCCCGCGCCATAGGTTGCCCAATAGATCGGAACAGGCGTGTTCGCCGCGACATAGTTGGCCGCAGGTTCATCGCCCTGCACGTTGCTTTCACTCGTGCTGCTGGTCGGGAACCGCCCACCCATCGCGTCGATGGAGATGACCTTGTCCGCCATCAGTTCCGATCCGGTCAGCGGCGATATGCCGTCAGCCGCAGACGACAGCAGCGCTTCGATCTCGGTCAGGCACCCCATGGAGATGATCTTGTGCGATCCGTCCGGCATGCCCGCCAGCGCCGTTCGCATGACCGTCGCCGCATCGGGATAGCCGCTGCGCAGGACAACCGGCGTTTGCAGTTCTGCCACGGTCTGCGCGTAGAGCGATGTCGAGTTGGCTTCGGGAGGCGTGACGATCTGCCCGACAGGGGTATCCGTATAGCCCGCCTCATCCAGCAGCACGCGGGCACAGTGCGCGGAATAGTCGTTCGCACTGCCGACGATCACATAGGACAGATCAACGCCCGCCGTTTCCGCCATATCAATGGCGAGAGCGATGGCGGTCACATCGTCAATGTCGCTGTCCAGATCGGTCGTGATGCCGATGCTTTGGAAACCGGCAGGTCCCCCGCCACCCCCTCCGCTCCACTCGGATGCAGCCAGCGCGAAGCGATAAGCCCAGCTCCCTTCGCCGCCCCCACCGCCCAACGCGTCGACGATGCGCTTCATGAGACCCTCGTGGTTCGGGTTCTCCTCGGCCCCGTCAGTGCCGCTCAGAGCCTCGAGAGCGAGTGCGGTGCGGGTCATGTACCCTGCGATGTTGTTTTGGGCCTGAGAGGCGCTCTGCGCGGCTTCCTCGGCCGCATCGGCGATGTCGGCCCAGTACCCTGCGCGGTTCGCGTTGTGCGTTGCGCTGAGCCCAGCCGCGAAGAGCAGGTCGTCGCGGATAGCCAGCAGGTCAGCTGAAGGGATCGACGGCATCTTCGCCTGCCTCCTTGCGGCGGCGTGCCTCTTCGAGCATCGCGTGTAAACGCGCTGCACCCTGCAAGCCGACATTGCTTTCGATGGGCTGGCCGTCAGGGCCAGAGATCTCGCTGGCGACGCGGTCCTTGAAGGTGCGAGCGCGATGCCCCTTGAGCAGGAACATCAGCAGCGCATCGCTGTGCTCGAGCACCTGCACCACTTCGCCGGTCTTGGAATTGAACTTGTCGACCCACTTGCCGAGGGCCCGCTCGCGCGCCTCGGCCTCGAGGTTATCGGTCGCCTCTTCGCATGCCAGCTTGAAAGCCTCCTCGAACTCGGGATCCGTTCGACGCCACTGCGCGACGGCGGCTGGCGTTGTGCCAATCTGCCTAGCGGTCTGGGTTATCACCCCGATGCCGGGGTACTCCTCGAGGAACCGCTGCTTGAGAGCTTCTGTCTGCGCATTGCGTGCCATGCTGGTGCGTCTAGCACGGCGCGCAGCGCTTGTGTTCGCCCCATCACTTCCGCCGGTAGGACAGGATCATCGTTACGTAGCGCTTCGAGATCCCGAACTCCTCGGCCAGAGCGCGATGCGTCCATCGCCGTTGCCGGGGCGGCACGCCTCGTTCGCTCTCCGCTAATTGCCGGATGAGCTCCGCGTCGCGGTCGTCGAGCTTCGGTCCGTCTCTGGTCAACGCCTGTCCCTCCCCACATGCCAGCCTTGGCAGTACCGGCAGCGGTACGGTTTCATCTCATCGCCATGCGCGGATCCGGTGTGCGATCGGCGCTTGCGCTTCTTGCGATGGCCGAGCACATCGCTGGCCTCTGTCCAACTCGCGAAACGCTGCTTGCCAGAGCACTGCGCGAGGTATCTTTCGTTGCTCATTTTGGTACTCTTTCACCGGCTGTTCGACGAAGTCGCAAAAAATGCAGCCACAAACCCACAAACTAGTTTCTCCCCTTCTATTTAGGGGCTTTTTAGGTGTCTTACTGCACTAACACACCTCCTCTTTCCTCTCCCTATTCACTATAGTAGTTTGTGGTTTGTGGAAGGCTAAGTTTTTCAAGCACTTAACCCCCACCACAAACCCGCCACAAACTACCCGCGAACCGGCGTTTCGGGCCTCGAAAACAGCATTATGTAAACTCGCAAATCCTGCGACCATTAACATTTGATAAAGTCGCAATTTCTGCGACCTCGAAATACAACCTAAAAACCCTAGTTTGTGGTGAGTTTGTGGCTGAGTTTGTGTTCGCTTTCTGTTCACGTTTTCAGACCCCCCTCGCCCATGCCTTCGCAGCCTCTTCGCTGACCGCGTAAACCGTGCCGCCTTTGCCTTTCCAGTCACGTTTCTTGCTCGCGCGCAGGTCGTTGCGCAACGCGTTGCCGATGCGCACCTCGTCCGCCCTCTTTATCTGTCCCAGCCTTATCCCCAGAGCCCCGACGGCGACGTCGGAGATGCCCCAAGTGTAGGGCCGGTCGACCGGTGCAACACCGTCCACGTCGGCCCTGAGAAGCCACGCCGCGATGTCCGGCGTCACCTCGTCGGTCTCGACGAACCTCGCATGCTCTTCGCGCGCCAGCTCTTCAGCCTCGGCGAAATCAACCCCGGTGATACCGAACAGCAATGCGCTCC